TTACAATCAGGAGATATTTGGGTAGATACAAATTCTGATCTATTTGAAATATATTCCTATAGTGGTGCGGCATGGGTAAAAAGAGACACAGCAGATCAAACTACACCAAATGGTGTTGAGTTTGGTGACTTACACCCTGTTACAAATTGGACTGCAACACAATCAGGTACAGTTACAGTAAACACAGGTGTTACAATAACTGGTAGTCCAGATCCATTAGTTTATCCAGATGGTATGTTGCTTGTTAATACAGCGGCAAGTGGTAACAACGTAAAACTATACGATGGTACAAATACTATTTGGACAACAGGTGCTCCAAACAGAGCAGATGGTTCTGGTAACTTTGGTTACAGATCTCAACGTGCAATTATTGTACAAAAAATGCAGGCCGCTCTTGCAGGAAATACAACATTGCGTGAAGAGAGTGTAACAGTAACACTGTTAGCCGCTCCTGGATATCCAGAACTAATTGATGAATTGAATACTTTAAATGTTGATCGTAAGGAAACAGCATTTATTGTTGCAGATGCACCTTTTAGAAAAACACCAAACGAAATTGTAACATGGGCCAATGCTACACCGTTAGAAAATGGTGAAGATGGTTTAGTTACAAAAAATTCAAGCATTGCTGTTTACTATCCAAGTGCAGTAACAACGAACACAGATGGACAAACAGTTTTAGTACCAGCATCACACATTGCATTAAGAACATATGCATTTAATGACAATGTAGCATTTCCTTGGTTTGCTCCTGCGGGATTAACCAGAGGTGTTGTTAACAATGCAACAGGTGTTGGATACTTGAATAGCGAAGGCGAGATTGTTTCAGTTGCATTAAGCAATGGACAAAGAGACAGTCTATACCAAAACAAAGTTAATCCGGTTGCGAATTTTCCAACTGATGGATTAATTGTATTCGGTCAAAAAACACAAAACGCGGCTGAATCGGCATTAGATCGTGTTAACGTAGCACGTCTAGTAGCATACTTAAGAGAACGTTTTGACAGTATTGCTCGTCCGTTCATTTTTGAACAAAATGATGAGTTTACTAGAGCAAATGCCAAACGTGCATTTGAGCGTTTCTTAGGCGATATCATGACCAAAAGAGGTGTTTATGACTTTGCAGTAGTTTGTGATACAACAAACAATACTCCTGCAAGAATAGACCGTAATGAGTTCTATGTAGATGTTGCTATTGAGCCTACAAAGGCCGCAGAGTTCATTTACATTCCAATTAGAATTCTAAACACTGGCGCCATTAGTGCAAGTAACTAATAATAAAAAAATTAAATAACAAACTAACGCCCGGCTTTATGTCGGGCGTTTTTTTATGTGTCTGGTTTGATTTGTGCAGGAATACGTCCAAATTCCTGTTTCTTTTGTTTTCTTATACAACTATCGCATTTAGTTCTAAAGAAAGTCCTACCATTTTTATGGTAGTTCACAGCAACCGGTTTCATATTACAAACAGTGCATAATGCTCGTTTTTTCATATAGGTGCCCTTTTGGTATTATAGTATTTATAAAAGTGCCCTTTTGGGAACAAAAAATTCGCCAATTGGCATAAATAATATACATACAGTAGGAGACATAAACTATGGCAGTCTTAACAAAATTTGGTGTACCCGCTGGGACTAGTTCTGAAACACTTATGCCTAAAATGGTGTATCGTTTCAGAGTCTTGTTTAATGACTTAGGTGGCCCTAACAACGGTGATGAACTTTTAGTATTAACAAGACAGGTGATCAGTGTTACACGACCAACATTAACACACGACGAAATGCAATTAGACGTGTACAACTCACGTATCTATCTTGCAGGTAAACACACATGGGATCCTATCACTCTACAATTTAGAGATGATGTTTCAAGTGTTATTATCAAAAGATTAGATGAGCAGTTACAACGTCAAATCAATCATGCACAGCAAAGTGCGGCAACAAGCGGTAGTCAATATAAATTTCAAATGGGAATCGAAACTCTAGATGGTTCAGATACGCCTGGCGTATTAGACTTCTGGACACTCGAAGGTTGTTACATCTCAAACATACAATATGGTGAGAGTAACTATGCTACAACAGATCAGCAGACTGTGACAGCAACTATCAGGTATGATAATGCACAACACGGGGCTGGTGATGCCAACTTCTTAGCCACTACTCCATTCAGAGACGGTAGCGTTGATCTAGCAACTGATCAATAAGGGGTAGGCTAATGTCCACCAATTTAGCATCATTAATTTATAAGACTGCAACACCCTACGGTGAAAAACTTGATGCTATACCAAGACAAAAAATGCATTATAGGGTATCCGCTGTTATCAGCGGAAATGCCTTTCCACAGGCAGATAACAATACCTGGATGCTTACTGATGCTGTTTCCTTGCCAGGACACAGATACAGAACACAAACACTAAATCAGTACAATAGAAAACGTGTTGTACAAATGGCTATGGATTATGATCCTGTCCAATTTAGTGTTGTTGATACAGTTGACAACTCATTCTTAAAATTGCTAATTGCTTACAATAACTATTACTATGGTGGTACTGTAAATGGTGGTTTAACAAAACCTGTAGGCGATTATCAATTAGATACTACAGTAGATAATGATTTTAATTTTGGTTACAAACCAGTGGATCATACTAAAAAGTATTTCTTTGAATCAATAACAATTCATAGAGAAGCCGCTAATGAAGATCAGCAAGTAAAACTTATTCATCCTATATTTCAAAGTGTGCAACATGATCAACTTGCATATGCCTCAGGTGCAGATGCAGTACGTTGGAATGTTTCAGTTGAATACGAAGGTATAGAATATGTTGGATTTGCATCTACAAACCAATTTGCTTCAACAGTAGGTACAGATGCAGGCTCTACTGTACAAACAAGTGATGCAACACAACCAGTTACTGCAATAGATGGCGGAACAATGCAAGTAGTTACTGACAGTAGCGGTAATCCAGTTGTAGATAGCAGTGGTAATCCAGTTAGACAAGGCACGCCATAGAGGGTAGTGGCCATGAAGTTTCAGCAAGGCGTATATACTCCTCGAAATCCAAATAAATATATAGGTAAGCATACTCCTAGATATAGAAGCGGTTGGGAACTTGCTTTTATGCGTATGTGTGATCAACATCCAAACATAAGTGGATGGGCCAGTGAAGCACAACGTATTCCATACCGTAATCCATTATCAGGGAAGATGACTAATTATGTACCTGACTTCTTTATTGTATATACTGATAAAGATGGCAATAAAATGGCTGAATGTATAGAAATTAAACCCAGAGGGCAAACATTGAAAGATGCAAAAACTCAAGGGGAAAAATATCAAGCAGTTATTAACATGGCAAAGTGGGAAGCCGCTAATCAATGGTGCAAAAAACATGGAGTGCGTTTTAGAGTGATAACAGAAGATCAATTATTTAACAAACCACAAAAACGTAACTCTTCAAAAAGGAGAAAACGATGACTCGTAAACTAGAAGAAGAGTTGAATCTTCCTCCAATAAAAGAAGCATTGCAAGAAGAAGATTCTACATCAGAAGATAAAACTTACGAAAATGAAGTTGAAAAAGATACGGTTGAAGAAGTACAACCTGTATCTGAAGTAGATATTGAAAATTTACCAGTAGATCAAGTACTTGCAAAAGCAGATAAAATTGACGCCGCCTTACCACAAGTTACAGGTTTAGACGGTCTTGATAAAGACATGGATACATATGCACAAAGAGCCATGGAAACTTATGAACAATTATGTGATTTAGGTATGAATGTTGAAGACAGACATGCTGGTCAAATATTTGACGTTGCAAGTAAAATGATGCAAAATGCAATAAGTGCCAAAGTATCCAAAGCAGAAAAGAAACTTAAAATGGTGGAATTGCAATTAAGAAAACAGCGTTTAGACCATGATTCTGGAAAGCACGAAGCAATAGAAGGACAGGGTGAGGTGTTAAATTTAGACCGCAACTCGCTTTTACAGGCCATTTCTAAGTCAATAAATGATAAATAAAAGTAAGCAAAGGATGAGATTATGTGGAAAAGTTTCTCACAATATTTAACAGAATCTGAAAAAGAGCACTCATATAGAATTAAATTTGCATGTCCAGTAACAGATGACATGTTAGATCGAATGGAAACTCATCTAAAGAAATATGAAGCAACACAGATTTCCAAGCCTAAAAAGGCAATAGCACAAAGTTCACCAATGGATTTCAAAGAAGCCAGAGGTGCTGAAATTACATCAGTAGATATTACAACAAAATATCCAGTACCAAGTTATGTACTATCAAGAGAACTTGCCGCCAAATGTAAAGTTGGACAGGGCGAGATTGTAGTACGTTCACCCGATGAAGAATTAGATGAACAAGACGGCAAATACGAAACAAAATTAGAAGATAGTGATTACAAAGATGCACAAAAAGTAAAAGCAAAAGAACACTATGGTGACGAATATAACACAAAGTTTGTAAAAGAATTATTAAAAGTTAGTTCTGACAGAAAAAAAGCAATGGAGAAAAAAGATGGATAATATAGAACGCATCAAAACGCTCTCAGGTATCGCACCAAAAGAGGATCTCCAGGAGGCTTATGCTAACACACCAGCAGATACAAGTCACCCTGATCCAAGCGAACACGGTGATATCAGAGACTGGGGTGAAAACGTAGATACGAGTCTGCGTAGATATTTGGACAAAACTTTAGCAAGTCCAGAACTACCTCAACCAATGACAGAAGACCAAATGAAATCAGCATATGATCAATTTTTGGCTGAAAAAGAAAAGGTAATGGAAAAACCAATGCCTCCTATTATGGCACCTAAAATTGCAAAGGTTAAAAAAGAACCAATGGGAATGCCTCAGCCAGATATGGTACCACAACCAGCACCGGATCCAAGTCCACTGCCTGACATGCCTGCAGAGCCACCAATGCCTGCAATGCCAGATATGGCTCCAAATCAAATTGATCCGCAGATCATGCCTAGACCAGAAATTACTGCACCAAGTATGCCAGTAACACCGGCTCTAGATGCAGACTTTGATGATGTAATGAAGTCAAGAAATGAAATTAAAATCAATAAATGGTTAGCACAAAATGATCCTACAGGAGCATATGGTAAAAAATATTATGGACCAGATTATGATCCAAAATCAAATCCAATGAGCCGTATGGAGTCAGAAGAAGTTGAAGAAGGTAAAGTAGGAACACCCGGCAGTTTAGATAAAGTCGAAGCACAAATTAAAAAACTAGAAGACATGGCAAAGAAAGCCAAAGACGATGGTGATCCACAAAAAGCAAACCAGATTCAGAGTAGTGATGAAATGACTGAATTACTCCGTAAGAAAAACAAACTTAAGAAAAATGAATCAGTTGAAGAAGTCAATGAAACAGAATCTAATATGTTCACACGAATCATGCAATTAGCAGGTGTGCATAAGGTTACTGAAGATGATATCAACCAGCCTGAAGAGGCAGTTGAAGAATCAGAAGTTTCAGAAAACGAAGAGACTGTAGACGAAGCAACAGAGGACAGAGTTGAAGAAGCAACTGCCGACGAGCAAGAAGCAGTTGAAGAGACCAAAGAAGAGGTTGCTGAGGATGAAACAGTTGAACAAGACGTTGTCGATGAAGAGACAGTCGCCGAAACAGAACAAACTGTTGAGGATTCAGACAAAGCAGATTTAGACTGGCTTAAAAAAGTTATTAAATATTAACTTTCTAAAGGGGATCTTAGGGTCCCCTTTCTTTTTGACTAAATACTATAAACAGAGTATTTAATAATGGCAGTAGATACAAATTTAGTCAAAAAACCGTTTAAGACAGAAAAGTTTACACAGGATCAGGTAACAGAGATCCGTAGGTGTATCACCGATCCTAAATATTTCCTACTACAACACTGTAATATTCAACACCCAACAAAAGGTAGGATGAAGTTTAATCTTTATGAATACCAAAAACGGTTAGTTGACGTTTATCATCAAAACAGATATAGTATAGCAATGTTACCAAGACAAACAGGTAAATCAACCTGTGCGGCTGGCTATTTGTTATGGTATGCAATGTTTATTCCAGACAGTACCATATTAATCGCGGCACACAAATATAGTGGTGCTCAAGAGATAATGCAACGTATAAGATTTATGTATGAAACACTTCCAAATTATATTCGTGCTGGTGTAACAAGTTATAACAAAGGTAGTTTAGAATTTGATAATGGTTCACGTATTATTGCAC